ACCAGATATACAACAAATGGGGATATCCTGTTATCGTTGATAAGAGGCCACCTACAGTGACGGGGCTTGCTCTTGCATTGGGGTTCACAAACAGACTTTCTCTGCTTAGATACCAAGGGAAGAAAGAATTTTGTGACACGATTACGCGCGCGAAGGCCAGAGTTGAGCAGTACGCCGAGGAACGGCTATTCGATAAGGACGGAACCAGCGGCGCACAATTCAGCTTGCGGAACAATTTCAAGGGGTGGGACGCAGACAAGAAAGACGATGAACCAGATACCGGCGGCATCGTTATTGTGAATAACATACCGAGGCCGGGGAAGGAGTAGGAAATGAAAATTCGGAGAAAAAGATGGGTGATAATGCGTAACAATTGCACCGAAATATTCTGTGGACTGGCAAGAAGTTTTAATTTCAAACCAGTTGATAATATCGGGAATACAGCTATAAAAACATATTTGTCAAAAAATAAGGCTTTAGCGAGTTTTGAAAGCAGTTGGGACGGCACGCCGGATTTTAAATTTGAAGCAGTAGAAATCACTGAAACATACGAAACTATATGAGTGACACAATCCAGCTTACCGACATCATAGCCCCCGCCTTTTACTCCGTTCACTGGGACATCCTTGACGGAAAGCATACATACTACGACTTATACGGCGGAAGAGGTTCCACGAAGTCCTCTTTCATATCGACGGAGATTGTGTTCGGAATGATGAAGGACGCCGAGGAAGGAATCTTCAGCAATGCTATTGTATTCCGAAAGGTAGAAAAGTATATCAGGGAATCAGTATATGAACAGATTGCGTGGGCGATAGACGCGTTGGGCGTTACAGACCTATGGAAAGCAACGCTGTCACCTATGCAGTTTATATATCTTCCCACAGGTCAGAAAATAACTTTCCGGGGGCTTGATAAAGCAAAAAGAACAAAATCCATTAAAAGCAAAAGAGGCTGGTATAAATATCTCTGGTTTGAAGAATTGGACGAATTTGACGGAATAGAAGAAATTCGAAATGTCCAGCAGTCTGTAATCCGTGGAGGAAGCCAATTTGCGGTGTTCAAGTCTTTCAATCCCCCGATTTCCCGGAGCAACTGGGCGAATGTGTACGTCAACGAGCCGAGGGAGGACAGCTACAGGCACAAGAGCGATTATACAAGCGTTCCGGCGGATTGGCTTGGCGATCAGTTTATAGCTGACGCCGAGCACTTAAAAGCCACAAATGAGCGGGCATATCGTCACGAGTACCTGGGCGAGCCGGTGGGACTGGGGACCAATATCTTTGACATGCTAGAGATCCGGACGATAACCGACGAGGAGATCCAGACATACCAGTCAATCTATCAAGGGCAAGACTTCGGATGGTACCCAGACCCGAAAGCCTTTATCCGGGCCGCCTATGTGCCCAATAAGGAGCAGATTGTCCTACTGGATGAGCTGGGCGGGTGCAAGATAAGGAACGCAGATATGGCGCAGATGATAAAGGACAAGGGATATGATGATTATGCCCTATTATGTGGCGTGGACGAACAGGAAAGCATTGTGGATCTTCGGGACGCCGGGATCCCGGCCAGAAACGCCATTGTAACTCCGGGAAGCCGGAAATACACGTTTGAGTGGTTGCAGTGCCGGACGATTGTTATTGACCCGGCCAGAACGCCGCGGGCGTACAAGGAAATCACAGAATATGAGCACGAAGTAGACGGCAACGGAGAAGTGATTGCTGATTACCCGGACGGCAACGATCACTGGATCGACGCCCTCCGCTACGCAATATCTCCGATGGCTATGAGGAGAGGACACAGCGCATAATGGGAATTATCGCAACAGTAAAAAGGTGGATAGGGATGATATTTAAAAAGCAGGCTGAGAAAGATTTTAAAGTAAAAGACACCACATCCGCACAGATGATGGCAAAGATTACGGAGTGTGCCAATATCTACCGTGGCGCTCCGTACTGGGTAGACCTGGAGAACCGGATCAAGACTATTAATTTTGCAAAATCTGTATGCTCCGAGACAGCTCGGCTTGTTACTTTGGGAATTAAGATACAGATCGACGGAGGCGCCCGCGGGACGTGGTTACAGGAGCAGATTGATAATGCGTACTTTAACCTGCGTCATTGGGTAGAGTATGGCTGTGCTTATGGGACAGTCATTATCAAGCCAAACGGTGGCGGGCTTGATATGTTTACCCCTATGGATTTTATTGTGACAGAGCAGGACGACAACGGAAATATTACGGGCATTGTCTTTAAGGATGGGTATACGGATAACGATAAGCATTATACACGTCTGGAGTATCACAGATTTATTGAGACGAGGACGGAATCTGGTGTGATATATCCGTATGTGATATCTAATAGAGCGTATGTATCAAGGAGCAGCGAATCCCTCGGCGACCCTATCCCGCTGGCGCAGACAAAATGGGCTGATTTGCTGGACGAGACGCCGCCGATTTTAAAAGGCGGAAACGAAAGGCTTGATTCTCCCATGTATGGAGTGTTCCGGACGCCTTCGGCAAACAATATAGACCTTTCCTCCCCGCTGGGGATGCCAATATACGCGGAAGCCATCGAGGAAATGAAGGACCTTGACATTGCATACAGCCGGAATGCTGGCGAGATATATGACAGCGAAAAGATTATCCTGGCAGATGATCGGCTGATGTTTGATAGTGGAAAGAATCTTAATGGGCGTGTAGCAGATGTAAAACTGCCGCATTATGTCAAGAATGTGTTCGGAAACAGCCCGGAGGAGTTTTACCAGGAAATCACCCCGCAGCTTAACACAGATACAAGGCTTTCCGGTATCAATGCCCTTCTGTCTCAGATCGGGTACAAGTGTGGATTTTCAAATGGATATTTCGTGTTCAATGAATCTTCCGGGATCCAGACGGCAACAGGCGTTGAAGCAGAGCAGCAGAGAACAGTCCAGTTTATCAAGGATGTCCGGGACAAACTGGAAAGCTGTTTGAATGATGCCATCTATGCCTTAAATGTATATGCAGACCTTTACAGCCTTGCCCCTGTGGGAACCTATGAAGTGGTATATGACTTCGGGGACATCCTATATTCCCACGAAGCTGACAAACAGCAGTGGTATGCTTATGCAGTACAGAACCGAATCCCGTTTTGGTATTATCTGATGAAATTTGAAGGATTTACTGAGGAAGAGGCCAGGGCGCTTGTGGAAGAGGCTCAGCCGAAAGAGGAACCGGGATTTTTCCAGGAGGAGTAAAAAATGAATCCGATAACCAGACAAGAATATTACCTTGCGAAGATTGCAGGGACATGGGACGGAAAGACTCCCGAACCCATAACGATTGAGGAATACTATCTTGCAATTATGACGGGAGACTATTCCGGGAGCGCACCACAGCCAGTCACAAGACTGCAATACTACATGGCAAAAGCGGCAGGAGTTTGGAGCGGGAACACTCCGAAACCAGTAACGCGTGTTGAGTATTATTGGTCGGCGATTGCTAACGGCGGCGGAAATGTCCCAGAACCTGTGACACGAGAGGAACATTTGCTGTCCATAATCGTTGGTGCACATGGTTCCACCGTTGCATATGTTTCTGGAAATCCCATAATACTCACGGATGCCAAAGACAATGCAGAATTAAAAGGGCTGAGAATCTTCGGAAAATCCATACAAAACGGCGACCCCAGCCTGGAATCCCCAGTGCCGATTGTCAACGCGGGAGACAAGGGTGATATTAATGTTAGCGTGAGTGGGAAGAATCTCATAAACATCGGCACTGTAACATTTAACCAATATAAAAGTTTCTCAATAAATATACCTGCTGGGACATATACACTTTCCGCCAGTGTCGAATCTAATGATACCGATGGCGATACATGTCTTGTTATGCTTCTAAAAAATGGGAAAAATGTAAAATCAGTTAGTATTCGTAGAGGTAATCGCTCATCAGCTATTATTACTCTTAAGGATAACTGCGATGAGATAATTCTATATGCGTCATTCGGATTTAATCAATCAACTAATGACACTGCAACTTACACGGATGCACAATTGGAATATGGTACAGCTGCCACAGAGTATGAGCCTTACAAACCAGCCCAAACCCTCATCATTCCCACTCCCGGCGGTTTGCCAGGGATTTCGGTTTCTTCCGGCGGTAACTATACGGACGAAAACGGTCAGCAGTGGGTGACGGATGAGGTGGATTTGGAAAAGGGCGTATACATAAAGAGGATTGAAAAGATTGCATCTTATAACAATGAGTCGATTAATGGACCATATATATCTGAGACTGGGGAATTAACTGTTGGAGCAAGAGTCTTGTTTGCACTTGATGCTTCGGTAGAGACTCCGCTCTCACCCGAAACCATTGCCACGTATAAGCAACTCCATACCTATGCTCCTACAACCACGATAATCAATGATGGAGGAGCGGGAATGGAAGTGGGATACATACAGATTTAATAGGGAGGAGTAAAACATGAGAGAAGAAACTATGGTTTTTATGACATCAGATGATGTTCTTCAAGCAATCTTTGAATATCTGGATGCAAGAAGTATAGATTGTAGCGATGGATGTATAGACATTTGCTCCTTCACACGAAATGGCGAGTTTGATTTTGAATGTAAGATAACCGGAGCAAAGAAAAAACATGCTTGATCCTCATTGTCTCCAGCAAATAGCGGACGGGGCGGAAAACATTGCCTCCCAACTCCATGAGTACATAATTCGCCAGATTGTAGACCGCATGATGATACGCATCGGGCGAGGGGACGATTATCTCCTTACCTCCTCCGATGCGTGGCGTATCCAGGTGTTACAGGACAGCGGATACCTTTTACAGGACATCACGGCGGAGCTGGCAAAGTACACAAAGCGGCAGGAGAAGGAAATCAAGGCGGCTATGGAGGAGGCCGGAGCCAAGGCCCTGGAATACGATGACAAGATATACCAGGCCGCTGGGCTGTCTCCTATGCCGCTGACACAATCCCCGGCACTGATCCGGCTCATGGAACGGAACTACAATGCCACCCTGGGGGAATGGCGGAACATGACCCGAAGCACCGCAGAAGCCGCACAGAGGCTGTTTCTGAACGAATGCGATTTTGCTTACAATAAAGTCATGAGCGGGGCCACAAGCTACTCACAGGCCGTCAGAGAGGCCGTGGAGAGCGTTTCAAGCGGTGGAGTGTATGTGGACTACCCTTCCGGCCACAGAGATACGATAGAGGTTGCCACAGCGCGGGCTGTGCGTACCGGGATAGCCCAGGCCGCCGGAGACATATCAATCAAGCGCATGGAGGAAATGGACTGGGATATCATTCTTGTGTCGGCTCATATCGGAGCCAGAACCGGGGACGGCGGGCAGAATCCGGGCAATCATCTATGGTGGCAAGGTCAATTCTACAGTCGGACCGGACGGGACAAGCGATTTCCGAATTTCTATGAGCGCACAGGATATGGAACTGGAGAGGGACTATGCGGTTGGAATTGTCGTCACAGCTTCGGATCTGGGGACGGCGTGAATAATCCGTATGCTGACATCCAGACCGCCGATAATGTCCACATGGAGAAGCTGGAACAACGCCAACGCACACTTGAACGCCGTGTCCGCAAGACAAAGCGGGAGGTCATGGGATTGCAAGAGGCCGTGGAGAAATGCCAGGATGAGGCGGCAAAGTTTGAGTTACAGCAGACGCTTGACCGGAAATCCTATCTCCTGTCCCGGCAGAATAAAGCATACAATGAGTTTTGCAAAGAAAACAGTTTGCGGCCGCTTTCAGAACGTCTCCAGATTGCCCGCTGGAACCGCGAACAGGCCGCAAAGGCCAGAGGGGCGGCGCGGCGGTATCAGAACACGAAAGGGGAATGATTATGGATGAGATATGGAAGGATATAGCTGAATATGAAGGATTATATCAAGTGAGTAATTTGGGACGCGTTAAAAGTTTCCGAGGAAGTGCAAAATTCGGGAAACCCGAAGAATTGATTTTAAGACCATCTCTAATTAATTCCGGGTATCATGTTGTAACGCTTTATTCCGAGAACCGAGAAAAACATAAATTTCAAGTTCATAGGCTTGTGGCAGAAACTTTTATTGATAACCCTGATAATTTTCCATGCGTTAATCATAAGGATGAGGATAAATTAAATAACTGTGTTTCAAACCTTGAATGGTGCACATATCAATACAACAACAATTATGGAACTGCAAGAATACGGGCTGTTGAGAGTACAAGGAAAACTATTATGCAAATGACATTAGATGGAATCCCTATTGCTACATATCGATCCGTCACAATAGCCGCTGAATTATTAAAACATTCCCCGTCAAGTTTACGGAAATGGTGCGATTCTGGAATTGGAGGTGGGTATACATGGAGGTACAGTGATGAACCGATTTAGGTATTATAATCCGAATCCTTCTAAAGGAAAAAGGGTAGGCGATTGCGTTATCCGGGCGATATGCAAGGCCCTTGACATTGATTGGGAGACGGCGTTTTCTGGCGTGATGGTCAAAGCCTGTCAGCTATCGGATATGCCGTCTGCAAATGTAGTGTGGGGCGCATACCTCCGGGAACATGGTTTCCGCCGGAACATCGTGGACGACCACAGCCAGTATGTGTACACCGTAGACGACTTCTGCGGAGATCATCCAGTGGGAACTTACATCCTGGCTATCGACGGCCATGTTGTGTGCGTACAGGACGGATTTTATTGGGACACATGGGACAGCGGACAGGAGATACCGATTTATTACTGGGAGAGATAATATGAGTAGATGGCTAGAGCAACTTCCGGACGGAACATACAAAGTAGATGTTTATGACAAAGAAGGCTGTAAATATTTCTGTAATGAAGTATGTTGTAATGACCAGTGCAAAATGTGTTGTGACTTTCCGGACCCAGACGAGGATTGTAAAATATGCCAATATTTTGAACCGGAGGACTGATACATGGACGTAATGGAGACAGTACAGACGATACTTGCAATTTGCGGAGGTATTTCCGTTATTGGCGGTGCGGCGGCGGTGATCCACAAGTGGATTGCTCCGGCGGTTAAACTAAATGACCGGGTGGAGACACTGGAAAGACACGACAAAAGAGATTATGAGGCCATGCAGGAAATCAGAGAAAGAGACAGCCTCATCATGGAAACGCTGGTGACTATGCTTAACAGCCAGATATCCGGGAACAACGTGGAGCAGTTAAAAAAAACGAGAGACAAGCTCATTTCCTATCTGGCACAGACGCAGTAAGGAGAATCTTTTTGAAGGTATATGATTTCACGGTGCCACAGCTGGCATATTACGAAGAATTTTGCAATTTCAGCCCACAGGAATCCGCGCTTTTTGATCTCAGAAAGAAGGGCGTACCTCTGGAACAATGTGCGGAGATTATGCACTGTGAAATGACAAATGTCAAGAAGATTAGCCGAAGAGTAAATAATAAGATTATACAGTTGACAGACAGTAAACGCATGAATGAGTGGATAAACAAGGTTTACTGGCCAAAAGTAATTAACAGGGAATAGTTTTTATGCTATTCCCATTTTTCAGAGCAATATCCGATAGCTTGAGGGATGGAGTAATTTTCGCCTCCACATCTTTGTGTTAGAACATAGCGACAGTCTTTCCAGCCTATTCGACTATCATCACCCAGTATTTCACTTAAGGATAAATCCTCAAAAGATATAAGCCCATGCCATTCTGCTAAAATGTTATTGAACATCTCTTCTTTTGAATTGAAAACTTTCTTTTCTCTCATTGCTTCTTCTAATCCTCCGCGATGAGGCCGATAGATAAACATAATATAGTCCTCCTATTTTTTAGAATATAATAGCACTTTTTATATACTTTTTAAAGCCTTTAACAGCACTTTAAGAGCCTGTCAGAGGCTTATTTTTTATGCCATAATTTAGTCATACAAAGTCATTGATTTAGTCATAGGAGGGACAGGCATGGCATTACCATACACGCCTGGATATGGGTACAATCCATATCAGTTTGGGCAAATGAATCCATTACAGCCGCAAATGGACCGGCTGGCGCAGATGCAGGCCCAGTATCAGCAACCGCAGCAATCCCAGCAAGTAAACCAGGGGATTTTGTGGGTCCAGGGCGAGGCGGGGGCCAAGTCGTATCTTGTGGCTCCAAACACAAGCGTCCTTCTGATGGATTCCGAAACTTCCAATTTTTACATAAAGACCACAGATGCCGCCGGGATGCCGACGCTCCGGACGTTTGCTTATAAAGAGGTTGTTTTGGGCTCGCAGGAGCCGCAGAAACAGGCCGAAATAAATCTGGACGATAAATATGTTACCAGACAGGAATATGACGATTTACGGGGCAAATACGAAGAATTGTACAGCTATCTTGAATCGGCAACAAAGCCAGAAGGAGGTAAGCATGGCGAATCCATTGTTTAACGCTTTGAATGGTGGGGGCCCATCTGGAATGATGGAACAGTTCCAGCGTTTCCGGAAAGAAATGGAAGGTAGGAACCCCAATGAGGAGATCAATAAACTGTTACAGTCTGGCCGGATAAGCCAGCAGCAACTTAACCAGGCCCAGCAGATGGCTCAACAGATGCAGGGCGTATTCAAAGGCTTTTTTAAATAGTACATAACCGGGTGCACACGGTTTGTAAATATCATAATCGGAGGAGATTATTACTATGACAGACGGATTAACTGCTTCTGATGTTGCCGTTTTAACTGGCGGCACAGGGAGAAATGACGGCTTCGGTGGAGATTGGGGAGCCTGGATCATCCTTTTTTTAATTTTCGGTATGTTTGGCTGGGGCGGCTTCGGCGGCTGGGGCGGAAATGGTGGAGGCGCAAACTCTCCGGCATTCCAGGGATATGCAACCCGCGCTGATATCGACGCGGCACTGTCCACACAGGGAATCGAAAACGGTATCCAGAACCTTTCCGGTCAGCTTTGCAACGGCCTTGCTGGTGTAAATGCGAATCTGTCCAATCTGGGTTATCAGATGCAGCAGTGTTGCTGCGACACCAGAGAGGCAATCGCTGGCGTAAACTACAACATGGCAGCCCAGACCAACATCCTCCAGAATACCGTAAACAACGGATTCCGCGATGTGATCGAGGCGCAGAATGCCGGGACCCAGCGTATCATTGATCTGTTCACGCAGGACAAGATCCAGTCCTTACAGACTGAGTTACAGTCCGCACAGCTTCAGCTGTCCAACAATGCACAGACCAACAGCATTATTAATGCGCTGAGACCTACACCGGTACCCTCTTATCCGGTAATGTCCCCGTACACATCCATCATCAACCCGACAGGCTTTAGCTTTGGCGGCGGATGTGGTTGTAATACAGGATGCGGATGCTAAAACTGCATATTGAGTATCTTCGTAGCGTTTTGCTATGATGTTCGGCTGATGCCGTTATTACGCAGATGGACAGGCCGCAAAGCCTGTCCTTTTGCGCAGAAGGGAGAATATTATGATTGAGTTAGTAAATACAGCGCCAGTCACTGTGCCGATGGGACAGTCAATCCCGTTTTCGGTGGTTGCCACAAAGGGCGGATGTGCAGAAAGGCACAGGGCCGGGAGCGCACAGATCACGCTTGCGAAGCCCGGTAGATATCTGGTTACATTTTCCGGTAATGTCGCAGTACCGACCGGAGAAACGGTAGGAGAAGTAGCCCTGGGAATCGCCAGAGACGGAGAAATCCTCGGCGGGACGGTCATGCGCGCTACTCCGGCAGCCGTAGAACAGTATTTTAATGTATCGTCCCAGACATACGTTGACGTGTTCTGCGGATGCTGCGAAAACGTTTCCGTTAAAAACGCCGGAACGATTCCGGTCCTGGTAGACAACCCGAACATTACAGCTGTCCGGGTATGCGGTTAAGGAGGGCAGACCATGAGTTATAAATTAATGCAGAATATCCGGGAGGAACTGGATAAAATCGCGGAAAAGGGTCTGAACACAGGGAACCTTGAAACCGCATACAAACTTATCGACATGCTGAAGGACATGGAGAACGTTGAATACTGGAAATGCAAAGAGGGCTATTACAATGCGGTCCTTGACGAGATGGAAGGCAGCCGTGGCCAGAGCGATTACAGCGAGAGACGGAAACGTGACAGTATGGGACGGTACAGCCGGGAGGACGGAAGAACCATGCCGGACTATGAAAACGGGTCCTCTTACGCCCGCCGTGGCGAGCATTATGTAAGAGGCCATTACAGCCGGGCCAATGGTGCCAACGACCCGTATGCTGAGTATATGGACAGCAAACAGTCTTACCGTAATGGTAAATCCGAGGACTGCAAGCGGCGTATGCTGGCCGCCCTAGAGGAGCACATGGATGCACTGACGGAAGAACTGGGAGACCTGTCAAAAGATGCGGACTGTCGGGAAGAACGGGAGACCATATCTCGTTATATGGACAAACTGCGTAAGATGATGTAAATGAGGGCGGTGGGGAGACTCACCGCTTTTTGAAAACGAAAAAACGTGCTGAGAGGTAAAAATGGAAAATGTGGTAAAATAGTATCAAGGAAGCAATATGACATTTATAGTATGGATTTGCATAACCCCGCGCAAGCCATACTTTTCCAATATTTGTTACATACCTCCTTTCAGATGAGTTGCGCACAGCCTTAACGGAAGGTTGAAAATGCGGTTCGATTCCGTCTGTGTGCAATCCCGCGAAATGCAATCGTGGGACTCTTCATTCTCAATGTAATTCCAGCAATCGTGAAAGGCATACAGCCGGGTTCGAGTCCCGGCACACGATGTAGGCGCATTGTTGAGACGGCGCCGATCATTACGCTTTTCGCCCGGTTCGCTACCCCCGGGCGTTTTTGGGAAATAGCTCAGTAGGTAGAGCGGCGGCCTTATAAGCCGCGTGCCAGAGGTTCGATTCCTCTTTTCCCAACTACCTCGCCCGTGGTTTATCGGGCTTAATCCATACCGCTGACGGGCGGTTAATTAATCACGTTTAGGAGGATAAGAATGCAGAATATCGAAGCGATTTTGACAGAACTGGGAATTGAAGTTCCGGCAGACAAGAAAGAAAACCTTACAAAAAAGGTGGCAGAGAATTACATCACGAAAGCTGAACATGAAAAGAAGCTGGGAAAGGTTGAGACCGACCGGGACACCTGGAAGGAGAAGGCCGAGACGGCAGAAACCACTCTGAAAGGCTTTGAAGGTGTTGACCTGGACACTATGCAGAAGGAACTGTCTGACTGGAAAAAGAAGGCTGAGGATGCCGAGAAAGATGCACAGGCGAAGCTGTACGAAAGAGATTTTGCGGACGCTTTGAAAACAGAGTTTGAAGGAATCAAATTCTCCAGCGAAGCAGCAAAAAGAGCCATCATGGCGGAGGTCAAGGATGCTGGGCTGAAGCTAAAGGATGGAAAGATTCTCGGGCTGAATGACCTTATTGCCCAGATGAAGGAAAAAGATGCTTCGGCGTTTGTCGATGACGAGCAGATCAAAGCGCAGCAGAACGCGGCGAGATTTACACAGCCCATAGGACGCGCACAGCCAGCAGGAGGAAAGAAGTACACCATGTCGGAGCTGATGAAGATGAAGAATGAGAATCCGGGGCTGGACATTGAACAGTATATGTGAAAAGGAGAATACAAATGTCACTTTTTGACCAGAAGAATTTTAACGGAGAAGTATTTGGGAAGTATGTTGACCGGGTGAAGAACCTCAACCGCAACGAACTTCTGAAATCCAGCGCAATCGTTGAGCACTCAGAGTATGCAAGTATGCTTCCCATGCAGACAGGTGGCAATCTGATTACAGTACCTATTAAGGCGAGAATCGGCGGCACGCCGGATAACTATAACGGCTCTACTGATATTAAGAGCGACAGCCGTGCAACTTACACGCACAGCCGGGTAGTAGTAGGAAGAGCGCATGGATGGACGGAGAAGGATTTTTCTGCGGATATTACAGGAGAGGATTTCATGCCGGCAGCGCAGGAGATTGCTGAGTATTGGGACGATGTTGACCAGAAAACGCTTCTTTCTATCTTGAAAGGCGTGTTTTCGATGAACTCCAAACAGGCTGAAAAGGACTTTGTTGCGAAACATACGTCCGATATTACCCGCAACGCAGACGCGAACGTGTTTAGTGAGACAACTTTGAATAATGCCATTCAGAAAGCGCTTGGTGATAACAAGGCTAAATTTTCGCTTGCAATTATGCACTCTATGGTAGCCACGCATCTTGAGAATCTTAAACTATTGTCTTATATGAAGCAGACAGACGCAAACGGGATTGAGCGCGACCTTACGCTCGCAACACTGAACGGACGTGTTGTGTTGATTGATGACAATATGCCGACGGCAGAAATTAAGGAAGGATATGTGAGGGCGAAAAGCACGAGCAATGGCGCGCTTAAAGTTGTAAATACATCGCCTAATGCTGGAGAGGTACAGAATACAACTGTGCAAGAAGATATTTCAGACATTGAAGAAGGTGAATATGTCGTGCTTCTTCCCGCAGGGACGGCTTATACGACCTACGTCATGGCTACAGGTGCGATTGAGTATACCAATGTAGGAGCAGATGTTCCATATGAAATGGATAGAGACCCGGCGAAAAATGGCGGGGAAACAACATTGTATTCCAGGCAGAGAAAGATTTTCTCTCCCTATGGCATTAGCTGGAAGGGAAACGCACTTTCTCCCACGGATGCGGAGCTAGAAGCAGGAACCAGTTGGACGATTGCGAATAGCAATGAAAGCTCGAACGAAAAATGGTTCCCGGAAAAAGCCATTGGTATCGCACAGATTATAACAAGGGGATAAGAACGGAGGCCGACGGGATGGCATACACCACATTTACATTTTACGAGCAGACCTATCACGGGAATGTCGTCCCGGCGGAGGACTTTGACCGTATCGCAGACCGCGCCAGTGACTTTCTGGACACTATAACCTTTGACCGATTGGATGACGGCTTACCGTCCAACGAAAGGGCGGCGACAAGGGTGCAGAAGGCCGTGTGCGCGGTCTGCGACAAGCTATATCAACTGGAGCTGGCAGATAAACAAGCGCTGTCTGCGGCCGCTGGAGGGACATCATCTGGCGGGCCCGGTGCTGCGGAGGGAGTAGTGACATCCCGCTCTGCTGGCTCCGAATCAATCTCCTATGCCTCACCGTCCGAAATGGCAAACGGCGCGAAAGCATGGAGCACGGTCTACCAGGCGACGGGGGATGCACAGGCAACCAATAAAAACCTGGAGGATACGGCAAGGCTGTATTTGACGGGGTTAAGAACCGACGAGGGAGTGTTGCTGCTATATGCAGGATTGTAAAGTGAATATCCTTGGAACCGAATATGAAATAAAGTTTGGTAATGAGGAAAAATATCCTTCACTGGAAGGGCTTGACGGATACTGCGATTCCTCGACAAAGGAAATCGTTGTGGACGATATGAAAAAAAGCGAGGGACAGGTTGGAGCGAAAGGAAATCTGAGGGACTATCAGAAAACCTGTCTCCGGCATGAAATCATTCATGCGTTTATGGAGGAATCCGGGCTGTCCAGCAACTTTGAACACAAAACAATCGGAATTGAAGAAACCGTGGTGGACTGGTTTGCTATTCAGTCCCCGAAGATTTTCAAAGTATTCAAGGAATTGGACTTACTCTGATTCCGGAAAGGAAAGTAAATGGAAACATTGTTTGCGAACATGACCACCATTCTGGCGGTTATCGGCGCACTGGCGTTCATGGTGTCGGTCATTACACAGGTGTTTAAGGGTGTAGGCGTGCTTGCCAAGATCCCGACAGATATCCTGGTGTTTGTCCTGTCCATCGGAATGACAGTGACCGCCTTTGTGGCGTATATGCAGCACATCCAGCAGACGATTTTGTGGTACATGATCCTGGCGGCGATTCTGGCGGGATTTCTGGTTGCCTTTGTGGCGATGTATGGCTGGGAGAAATTTGCAGAATTATGGAACAGATTTAAAAAGATGGAGTAGCACATGAACTAGACATACCGTAAATAAAACCGACTGTAATTACAGACGGTTGCGAATTTATTGACAAAGAAGTATTAACGGGATTTACATAATCGCACCTTGACAACTGAATATTGGCTAGAGCTGAAAAATTTAATTTGCCTATTGACATTCTTGTACGGACGTGTATAATTATAGATGTACGGACAAGAATGGAGGTGAAATAAATGTCCCCAAGACCAAAATCAGATAAATCTAAGCACAATAGGTTTGAGCTTCGCCTTGATGATGAGATGAATGAGTTGTTAGAGGAGTGTTCTGAAAGGCTTCAAACGACAAAAACAGAAGTAATCAACAGAGGTATTCGGCTGGTTAAATCTGAATTGGACAAAAAATAGGAGGTTCCCTCCCTGGAAAGTCGGAACCTCCTAAAAACCTCACCGCATTGGATTTGGTAAATCTAGTATACCATTTCCTTTGCGGAATTTCAATAGGCAAAGGAGAGTTTTAAGATGGAAACAACAAATGCAGAGTTCGCAAGAGAAGTTTATGCAAATTCTCTTTCAGTAGCCCAGATAGCGCCGATAATAGAAGCCGAAAAATTCTCTCAATATGCGGACACGGCTGAATATGATTTTTGTGAAAGGATGGCAAGAATCTACGGCTGTGTTCCGAAAAATGGAGACGAATGGAATCTTATGAAATTCCTTGTGACGCTTTATCACTATGGGACTGTGCAAGGTGTGAGAGATGAGAGAAAAAAGAGAGGGAGGTATACTAGATGAATGAGATTATTAAGATAAACTATGAAACAGAACAGCCAACAGTATCAGCCAGGGATTTGCATGACGGGCTAGAGATTAAAACGGCTTTTAAAGACTGGTTTCCGAGAATGGCTGAGTATGGTTTTGAAGCCGGAAAGGACTTTTGCTCAAAAATGAGCGAAAGTACCGGAGGCCGTCCAGCTATTGATTATCAGATTACCGTGGACATGGCAAAGCAGATTTGCATGATACAGCGTTCCGAGAAAGGCCGCCAGTATCGCCAGTATTTCCTTGACCTGGAAAAGGCATGGAATACGCCGGAGCAGGTCATGGCGAGGGCTTTGAAAGTAGCCGGACAGACCATTGATAAGCTGAAAGGGGAAAATGCTGGACTTCTGGAAGATGTTCAGCGCATGAGGCCGAAAGAGATTTTCGCCGACGCTGTGGCGACGAGCCATTCCTCAATCCTTATTGGAGACTTGGCGAAGCTGATTAAGCAGAATGGCGTTGACATTGGACAGAAGCGGTTATTTGCATGGATGAGGGGCAACGGTTATCTGATTAAGCGAAACGGTTCTGACTGGAATATGCCGACGCAGAAAAGCATGGAAATGGGGCTGTTTGAAGTCAAGGAGAGTACAGTGAACAATCCGGACGGTTCCGTGAGGATAAACAAGACCACCAAAGTCACCGGAAAGGGACAGCAGTATTTTATTAACAAGTTTCTGAACGGCGCAGAGGATAAGGAAGCATCATAATTGAATAGTCAAAGCAGAAAGCTACTAGCCAGTATTTGGTTAGTAGCTTTTTTTATAGAAAGGAGAGGATACCATGCATAGCGACACTATAACAATATTCAATTTTTACGAATCCAGCACTGCCGCCATCTGGTATCCTCATGTGCTTTCCGGGGTGCATTTGGAGACGGACCGGGGGCAGATCATGAAACTATACGGCCCTGACAGCACTGATAATGCACAGTTACACATCCCGTTTGTGGATAAAGATGGGAAAAGAGCGGTGGTTGATGCCTCCGGGAAGGAACTGCCGTGGCTGCCGCCGAAGGAATGGCGGAAACAGGTGAATGACCTGTTGGACGACAGTATCACATTCAACCCCGCCACGGATTTTTTTATGGCGGGTGCATGGGACGGAGAGGGCCCCGTTGATGATTCGGATTATACGGACCGAAGATATGAAGGTTTTTACGCCTTCATGAATGCCGAAAAAGACTTTGTATATCTGATTTCATCTGTGGGCGGCCCATACAAGGTGATTCCACACTTTGAAATTCTGGGGAAGTGATGATATGGCGAGAAGCAAGATTAAGCATTTTAAGGGCTTTTCCGTGGTTGACGGAGATATCCGGGTCAAGCTGGACATGCACCGATTTGAGAAACAATTTCAAGATGCTCAATGGCAACTGGATGGGAATGTAATGAGCAGTATGGAGCCGTTTATGCCAAGGCGGGACGGTAGTAATTTTATTAACACAACCAGAGCGGCCAGCGCAGCCATACAGGGATCCGGGGAAGTATATGCGGCTTATGCTCCACAGGGACGTTATTTATATATGGGAAAGGTCATGGTTGATAGAGACACTGGAAAGGGTCCATATAAAATATCGACAGGCCCCGGCGGGGAGTATGTTTTGCGATTCCGAAAAGGAGCAACGTTAGTACCAACCAACAGACCCCTTAAATATAGCTATCCCAAGGCACAGTCCCACTGGTTTGATGTGGCAAAAGAAAAAGACGGAAAGACCTGGGTAAAAAATGTGAAGAAAACAGCGGGAGGTGGTAAGCGTGGATAACGAATTGAAGCCCATCGGGAAGGATGCCGATGGAGGTGATTACCTAAAAACGGCTGTCAAAATACTCTTAAACCAGTTCCCTGGCCTGTATCCAGACGAAGAAATAAAGTTTGAGGAACTGGGAGATGAGAGTGGGATTGCTTTTTCCAATGCTACCGGAGCACTTGTATACGCCAAGACAGAGGACGTTTTGGGCGGTGTCTATCAGACGTGCCAGTATCCTTTTTATGTCGTGTACAGGGCCTCTGGGAGTGCCAAAGAGCGACAGAAAATGAGCATACAAGAGTTTCTGGATACCCTGGGTAAATGGATATGCCGGGAACCTGTAACCATTGGACAAGATACATACAAACTGGATAGCTACCCAGAATTATCCGGGGGCAGAAAAATCACAGAGGTAAGTCGGGATAACTCCTATGGGACAGATCCACAGGAGAACGGTGTACAGGACTGGGTGATCCCGATAACTGTATCATACACAAACGAATTTGAGAGATAGGAGAATAAGAAAATGGCGAAATGGACCTATGCTGCCGGAGAGGCAAAAAGAAAAGATTTTATGGTGTTCTGGATCGTTGACGGATCCGACAATGTAACAGGCAAGGAAAACCTGGAGATCATCGGAAAAGGCGTGGAGGATATGCCGATTTCCATGAATGCTGAAACCGAGGAGAGCCAGGACGTACTGGGCAATAACAACTATGACATCACCGGATACGCCGAGAGTATGACGGTGGACCCGCTGAATGTGTCTGGCGAGAGTAAGTACGCACAGAAGATTGATGAGCTGATGGAGAACAGGGCTACACTGTCTGATCTGCACCTCAAATATCTCTGTGTAAAGAGATACAAAACTGATGAGAGCAAAAAAATGCGTGCCTGGATCCAGGAGGGCGTGGTGGAACTGGGTGACTTTGCTGGCGGCCTTAAGGGCGTATCTGCAACCCATACCGTGCACTACGTTGGGGACAGGATCCTGGGAGTAGTAGACCCGGCCACGATGGCATTTACGTCGGACGCCGCAGCCGCGATGGCGTTATAAGGAGGAAGCATGGAAAACATCAAAGTAAGCATTGAGAGCCCAGTAAAATATTACGACTTCGTGGACCAGCACGGAGAGGCGTTAGCTACTCTGCGGTTTGTCCCCACGGACATTGATATCATTGAGAGATACCGAGAGGCGTCTGTGGTGTTTGAAAAAATGCGTGATGAACTGGAAAAGGTCGAGAGAGATAAGCTCTCGGAAGATGAGGCTGTGGCTCTTAAAAATAAATATGCTGCTGAATTAAAGGAGCGTTTTGACGAGCTTTTCAAGGCGGACACTTCCGGCCTGTTTGACGTCGCAAGCCCGTTCACGCCGCTTGAAAATGGAGAGACATGGGCATTGGTGATTTTAAAAAGTGTCCAGAAAATTGTAGAAGAGGCAACGGGGAAAAGCTTTGAAGCAATGCAGAGTAAAGCGTCAAAATATACCGAGAAATACCATGCGGGGCCGGGGAAATACCCGTTCCCGACAAAGTAATGGCGGCCTGGGATCTGCCGTATAGCCTTAACGTGGGAGGCGTGGACTATGAGATACGGGAGGATTTCCGGGCGGTCCTGGACATCTTGACAGCGTTTAGCGATGACGAACTGAGCGAAAAAGAAAAGATCCAGGCCATGATAGAGATCCTGTATTATCCGGTCCTGCCTCCACCAGAGGCACTGGAAGAAGCTGCTGAGGCCGCCAGATGGTTTATTGACTGCGGAATCACACGGGAAGAGGAACAGCCCACAGCCCGCACAATGGACTGGGAACAGGATGCCGGGATAATCTTCCCTGCGGTCAATAAAATCGCCGGATTCGAGACCAGGGGCCGCCAGACGATACACTGGTGGACATTTTACGGCTGGTTTATGGAGATTGACGACGGACTTTTTTCCCAGGTACTTTCCATACGGCAGAAATTAGCAAAGGGCAAGAAACTGGAGAAGTGGGAACAGGAATTTTTGAGGAATAATCAGAAACTTTGCGAGCTTAAAGAAGCCGCAAACGGAACACAGGGAGACTATGAGTTTTTCGCTGAGTTATTGGGGCGAGGTGAGTAATTTTGAAGCCGGATGGAACCGTTGTAATTGATACAAAGATCAAAACTGATGGGGTAAAAGAAGGGACAGAGGACGTTGAGAAAACTCTGGTAAGTCTGAAGGACTCTTTGAAAATACTCCCCCAGGCTTTTAAGGATATCCCTAATATTGCGAAGCATGCTTTCTCGTCTGTGGCAAAGTCGGCCAAACAGACTTCTCCCAGGGTACAGAATTTACAGGACGAAATAGACCGGTATACCGATGCGTTGTATTACGCGGAGAAGGCTGGTTATGGGCTGGGAGATGCCCCGTATGATGAGGCATACAAAGGGCTTCAAAAGGCCAAACAGGCGGCAGAGGATTATAAAAGACAGTTATTAGGCGTTGATAAAACCCAGAAAAAAGCAGATAAAACAGAGAAAAAGTTTAATAAGTCATTAAAGGATACCAGTAAATCTGCGCGTGGCGCTCGAATGAGTATCGGGCGTATGCTTGCCACCTCCATTCTCTTTAGCACCGTATTCCGGGCCATATCTATGGTCACAGCCGGGCTTAAGGAAGGAATGGACAACCTGGCGCAGTATTCGGATGATACGAACCAGGCCCTCTCGATTTTAATGTCAGCTTTGACCCAGCTTAAAAATGCTTTTGCGACAGCATTTAGTCCGCTTATAGAGTTTGTGGCTCCGGCCCTTGCCCAGTTTATCAATCTTTTGTCCCAGGCTGTAACCTGGACGGCGCAGCTTTTGGCAGCGCTTACCGGGAAGGATACGTTTGTTAAGGCGGTAAAAGTACAGCAAGATTATGCAGATAGCCTAGATAAAACAAAGGATGAAACCGAAGAGGCGGCGGATGCGACAGAAAAAAGTCTGGCTCCTTTTGACCAGCTTATCCAGCTCACACATAAAAAGAAGGACAAGGATAAAAACGAATTAAAGCCGGAGGACATGTTTAAAACCGAAGTGGTATCCAATGAGATAAAAGCCCAGGTTGACGCGATCAAGGATACAATGGATTCGATTAAATCAAGGCTTTTGGAGATGAAGGACATTTTCGCTTCGGGTTTCTGGGAAGGACTTGGAGATTATAAGCCAATCTTAAATGAGATCTCAAAAGACTTCCAGAGTATAAAGGATCATCTGAAATCCATTTTTACCGATGCAGAAGTAATGGAGTCGGCGAATCGTATGGTAAACGCATTTGTTGACATGGCGGGAAAAATGGCTGGTGCAATGGTAAGCGTTGGATTGACGATCGCTGCGAACTTGATCGGAGGATTTGAAAGTTATCTTTCAAATAACACAGAAAGAATAAAGGAATGGCTTATCACTGTTTTTGATGTGACATCAGAGATATACACATTATGGGGGGACTTTTTTGTAGCATTTGCCGATGTATTTAGTGTATTTGCTTCTCAAACAGCACAGGATATAACGGGCCTTATTATTCAGATATTCTCAGATTTGTTCATGGGATTTACCGAGTTGGTGGCTAAATTCACTCGGGATGTAACAAACCTGTTTCTCTCCCCATTCATCGAAAATAAAGACAGAATCAAGACAGCGATTGAAAACACCTTGAATCCTATAAAAACGATTATTGAGGGAATTGCATCTGTTGTTAGGAATGTAGTAGATGGAGTAATTGCACTTTACGATACACATATTCATCCGCTGATTATGACATTGAAAGATGAGGTCAGTAATTTTCTCGGAATACTTCTTGATGGATACAATTCGTACATAGCACCTGTACTTGATAAGGTAGCCCAAAAATTCAAAGAAGTAATGGAGGGAAAGGTTGGAGATGCAATCAATAGCGCCCTTCGTTTTATCGGCAAACTGGTAGATTTTATCCGTTTATGCTGGGAACAGGTGGTATTTCCGATAATAAATTGGATAGCTGAAAAGATGTTTCCATTAATTTCTCCAGTCCTTGAAGCAATAGGTAACGTGGTTATAGACGTTCTTGGGACTATCGCAGATGTGATAGGATCTGTATTCGATGTTTTAAGCGGATTGATAGATTTTATCACAGGAGTTTTTACGGGTAACTGGGAAGCGGCCTGGCAAGGAGTTAAGGATATCTTCGCTGGCATATGGGATGGAATTGTCTCAGTGATTGAGGGCGCCGTAAAGATTATTGAAGGAATCATAGACGGCATAAAAGGAACCATAGACGCTGTTTTCGGGACCGATTTCAGCGATTCTGACAGCATAAGTGGAAGGACGCGCAAGTATGAAGCATATCCAGCTTCTGTATATGCTGCGGTTCCCTACAAAATGCCCCGCCTGGCCACCGGAACGGTAGTACCGCCAAGGGCCGGAGAGTTTGCGGCTATCCTGGGTGATAACAAGCGCGAGGCAGAGGTGGTATCGCCGCTGTCCACCATGAAACAGGCATTCAAAGAGGCCCTCTTTGAGAGCGGAATTGGCGCGGGAGAACGGGATATCAACATCGAACTGGTACTTGATGGGCAGCGCTTTGCCCGGGCCGTGTATAAGGCCAATAACCAGGAGAAACAGCGTGTAGGTGTAAGGATGGTGACGAATGGATAACACGGTATTTACCATTGATGGGCTTAATCTGAGACTCTGGGTAACAGAGCTTAAACGGTCATTTGCGGTAACGGACACGGAAAATTCTGGCCGTGTCCAGTCCTACCGGATGCACCGGGACATTATCGGGACCTTTTACAATTACACCCTAAAAATCGACCCGGAAAGAAGCAATCCGGCAGACTATGATACCTTTTACGAGATCATCTCCTCCCCGACAGAATCTCATGAACTGGAATTCCCATATGGCCAGGAAACGTTGTCATTTTCCGCCTATGTTACCAGCGGGGAAGATGGCCTCAGAATCAACCAGAAGGCACCAGACGGGCAGAAAAACCGCTGGAGCGGGCTGTCCGTCACGTTTACCGCAATGGAGCCGCAGAGGAGGCCGTAGATGTTTTTTAAGATTGTAGACAGGGACCCACCGAAAGCCGGAGAGGGGATAAAAATTGTATACGATGATGTGGCCCCATATGCCAAAGAAAACAGTACCCCACAGGTGGTTAAGGCAGGTCTATATCCCCACAAGGGACTACACCCCCACAAGGGCCTGTATCCGGCCAAAACAACGATAGAGCGAGAGTTCCCGGACCTTCGCCGGGATGACCTCTCCTATCCGGGATACGCCCTGTGCTATCCTGGATTTTCCCTCCTTAACGGGCAGTATATCAACTTTCCGGACAAGCCGGCAGATTATGGATATGTCAGTGCCGAGTATTCGGACGAGAACGGGAACCTGGCATACAACTTCTCCAGGGCGGGGCTCCGGCCCCATTCCGGCTTGTACCCAAGAATCCTTCTTTATCCGGTCAAAACAGAGTCCTGGCGTATGGAGTATCCGGCACTGACCATCTCATTCAACGGAAAATTCTCCAGTGTAGGCATCTTGCTTACCTTTAACATGATGTCTGGAGACTACGCCAAAGATATCAACATCAAATGGTATGATGGGACCACGCTGCTGAGTGAAGAGGACTTTGTGGCCGATGATGTGCGGTATTTTTGCAGCAATTATGTGCGGTCGTATAACCGCATTATACTGACGTTCAAAACGACATCCAGGCCGTACCGCCCGGTCTTTTTGACCAGGATTGACTATGGCATTTACAGAGACTTTCTGGACGACGAGCTGCTCCAGACAGAGTGCCTCCAGGAAATCAACGCCATATCAGAAAATATCAGCGTAAATACACTGTCCTTTACCGTCCGAACAAAGAGTAATATCCCCTTTGATTTGCAGAAAAAGCAGAGGCTCGGCCTGTATTTTGATGGGAAGTTACTCGGAAATTTCTATTTGAAGAACGGGGCCAGGAAAAACAAGACCGACTACTACATGGATTCACATGACGCTGTCGGGATCCTGGATGGTAACGAATATCCGGGTGGGATTTATTCCGGGCAGAAAGTGGCAGACGTGATTCAAGAGATCTTTGGCGGAGAGGATTTTAATTATTATCTGGATCCGGCGTATGCAAACACCACATTGACCGGGTACATACCGTATACCACAAAGCGTAATGCCCTTGTGCAGATTGCTTTTGCCATTGGCGCGGTGGTAGATACCAGTAATTCGGACCATGTATCCATATACCCGCAGCAGACGGAAGTAACGGCTGAGTTTTCCGGTAATGATACATTCACGGGCCTCACGTTGGAGCACAGTGACATCGTGACTGGGATCCGGCTTACCGTACACAGCTACCAGGAATCAAGCGAGGAAGAGGAGCTGTACAATGACACTCTGTCCGGTACCGCCGAGATCGTCTTTGGGGACCCACACCACCATCTGACCATCACTGGCGGCACGATCAAGAGCAGCGGCGCAAATTACGCAGTTATCACCGGCATCGGTGGCACGGTAACGCTTAAGGGAAAGAAATACAACCACCTTACGAATCAGCTTACCAGGGATAATCCAGATATTGTATATAACCGGAATATCAAGGAGATCACGGATGCCACCCTGGTGCATTCCGGGAACGCAGAAGCTGTGATTAACAGGGTCTATGCATATTACCAGCGGGCGGAGAGTGTGGTTGGTGACGTGCTGCTGAAAAATCGTGTTCTGGGCGAGGTGGTAAGCGCTGATACCGGATATGACGGCAAGCGTACCGGAACCCTGGAGAGCATAGATTACAGCTTTACAAAAGAGATAAAAGCGAGGGTAGTGATCCATGAGTAGATTTATTGACCCATTAATATTTGACCGGGTCCAGGCAGACGTAGACCAGATGACAAAAAAGGCATACATCGCATACGACGACCTTAACCGGGTGGAAAATGCGGTGTGGCAGATATCGGAAACCCTTAACCACATGGGATACCGGAATACGATTGTAAGGAGAGATGCCTGGAAGATGGATGATTTCCGGACAGAGGCCGATATGGTCCGGCTCCGGAATAATATCCAGGCGATCCGCAACGCATATTACACACCTTCCAGTACGCCGCTTACGCCGGACCGAATCACCTACACATCCATCTACCAGGCGAATGCGATAGAAAAAATACTGTATGACCTGGGGACACTTGTGGATAAGATAGAGCCTGGCCACCATCATCTGGGATTCCGGATAGGGACCCGGGCACTGGGGAACAGGAGGGAAACATGGCCTTAAAAACCAACTACCAGAACGATGTTTTCTCCGGCAAGAGAAAATACAATCTGACCAACAACTCAGACGGGACTATCAGCCTGGATGATGTGACGGTCTACAACAAAGTCGGAGATATATTTAATGCGGACGATATTAATGCCACGAATAAAGTGGTGAACGAAACATCGGCCGGATTTGAGGCGGTAAAACAGGACAATGCCAAATTTAAAGAAGAGGTAAACAGACAGGTAACTGGGTTGACAAATGACGTGGGAGCCATTAAGGCGGTAAAAACAGTGACGCTGTCTGCATCAAAATGGAGCACATCGGCCCCATACACGCAGACAGTAACGGTATCCAGTGTTACAGCGGAGGACAGCCCAGTGATTGCGCTGTACATCTCTGGGAGCCCAAGTACAGCAACCGTGAAGGCGATGAGAAAGGCATTTGGATACCTGGACAGGGCAGTCACAGGAAACGGCTCCATCACATTTTACTGCTACGAAAAAAAACCGGACGCCGACTTTAGCGTATCGGTCAAGGGGGAGTAGAAATGGAATGTTTGCTGATGCAAAGCGGGAGTGGCTTTGACCCGGCAGAGGTCACTGCAACCCCCGGAAGTGTAAAAAGCGGGAAGAAATTCCTGGGTGCCGGAAGTGATGACGTACAGACCGGAACGCTTGCCACGGTCCCCAAAGTGGATGTAAAACTGGGAATCAATGAGTCTTATGCTATCAAACCCGGATATCATACCGGGGAGGACGTGGTATCTCAGTCCGGGATCCCGACATCACAGGGGCTGTCGATCAACCCCACCGCCGGGGGCCAGACTGTGCAAACGGCTGGCACTTATTACACATCGGACACATACGTCCAGAGTATCGAAAACCTCCGACCGGAGGTGATAAAGGATGGCGTCGTAATCGCAGACATCACCGGGACATACCAGGGATTTGTAGATGAGGGGTAGAATATGGCGGAAGCATTAATACAGCTTGTAAATCAGAATGTGGATATTGATGGTCTTACGGCCAACGAGGCAGATGTTTTTGATGGGGCCACGTTTATTGGCCAAGGATCAGAAGCAATACGGGAAGGGACCGGGGTTACACAGGGAGCCCCCACGCTGGGACTATCATTAAATGGGCGTGTGACTATCCCGGCCGGAAAATACACAGGCGGAAAGGTGCAGCAGTCCATCCAGGTCCTGGGAGAGCAGAAGATCAATCCGACATCAAAAAATATCAAAATCCCCACAAAGGATATGTATATGGCCGGAAATATCATCGTTGCATCAATCCCCAACCTTAAGCCAGAGAATATCAAAAAGGGGGAGTATGTCGGTGGTGTAGGTCCTGGCACCTGGGAGGGATATATTGTCCGGGACCCGGCGACTTTTTACTATCGCGGTACTTTTGCCCCAGGACAATCTATCATGGCGTTTAAATATTCTGGGTCATCGGATATCATGTCCCCTAACCTCGGTAAAAAGGCAATGGAGTTTTACGGCAATGAAGATTCCAGAAGGAAATATTATGTTTTCTTGTTTAATTCTCCGATTGATATTACCTCAAAAAGCAAATTGACGGTAAAAGGGACGTACCACAGGGATGCATCTGGAACATCGACCAATATGGTTCTGGACATATCGGGATACCAGAGCAAGGCAAGTGCCGGAGATACTTATACGGGCTTAAACACTGGGGATCGTGTTTTCCTTAAACAACAGCGGTTTCCGACCGCACAAGGGACTTATCCGTATACGGTTGAGGTGGATATCTCATCCTATTCCCGGATTATTTATCTGTATTTCCTTGTAACGATGAACCGCCCAGATGATTATATGACCATTGACTCTATACAGTTTACATAAAGGAGATTGACTATGGAAGAGAATAAAAAAGACGTATTACCGCTCGAGGGAGAACCGCTGACCGCGCCGCAGATATCTGAACCGGTGGTGAACGCCCTGGCCGCCGCGCTGAGTAAGATTGAGACGTATGTACCTACACAGTACATTAATGATGGGCCGCCGGACATTGACGCTGACCATCTCAACCACGCAGAACAGGCTATCATGCGGGTCACGAATTTAGCCAACGGAGCTGCCGACGCAATCTCCGCATTGCAGTCCCAGGTTACTCAGCTAAATAGTGATTTGGGATATTACATTACATCGGCAGATGATTTTTCCCATACCTTAATAGGAGGAGCTGCACAAAATATCACTCTAAACTCAAAAATTACACTTGAACAATATGCAAGAATTTTATTCCTTAACTATCCAGGTAGTAATGATGGTGCCTTACTGGCTATTGCTCCTGGGAATAAGATAATTACTGCTTTTAGAAATAATGGAGTTTGGGAAGAAAAATCCTCGCATTTCATTGTCACAAGGTCCGATTTAGTCGCTGGAACAGCGAAATTCCCAAAAACTTCTGTTGGGACACAAGAAATAATTATAGATTTCCCAT